GCAGTTGACAGCAACACACATGAAATCATCTGTGCAGACCTGTCGCTGAACAATGTGACGGACTCAGAAGCCTTCCCGGGTCTTATCCGGCAGACTCACAGAAAAATCAGGGCAGCATCGGCAGACGGCGCTTACGACACCCGGCTCTGTCACGATGAACTGCGGCGTAAGAAAATCAGCGCGCTTATCCCGCCCCGAAAAGGCGCGGGTTACTGGCCCGGTGAATATGCAGACCGTAACCGTGCTGTTGCGAATCAGCGGCTGACCGGGAGTAATGCGCGGTGGAAATGGACAACAGATTATAACCGTCGCTCGATAGCGGAAACGGCGATGTACCGGGTAAAACAGCTGTTCGGAGGTTCACTGACACTGCGTGACTACGATGGTCAGGTTGCAGAGGCTATGGCCCTGGTACGAGCGCTGAACAAAATGACGAAAGCAGGTATGCCTGAAAGCGTGCGTATTGCCTGAAAACACAACCCGCTACGGGGGAGACTTACCCGAAATCTGATTTATTCAACAAAGCCGATGAATGTTTGAATGAGCACTGGTTCAGCGATATCGTTCATGCCAGGAAAATTATTAATGACTGGCGGCAGGATTATAACGAATGCCGCCCGCACTCCACGCTGAATTATCAGACACCGTCTGAATTTGCAGCGGGCTGGAGAAAGGGTCATTCTGAGAATGAAGATTCCGACGTTACTAACTGAGTGTTGTATCTAATCGTGGGGGCAGGTCACGTGAGCTACAAGCTCACCTCCGAAACCCATACGGATTATGGCCGCATTAGCTGTTTGTTCATGCATGTGATTGAGTGGAGCTTTGATACTGGGGAAAACCTACTCTCTATGCTCACTGATGGCTTTCATTAAATCCAAAACTCGCAAAGCTTCTTTGCTCAGTGGAACTTTGTGAGGCTTCTTCATTTTCATAAACTCCGCAGGGATGTTCCACATGCCAGTTTCAATATCAATATCTGACCATCTTGTGCGAACAGCCTCACCAGGACGAACCCAAGTTAGGGAGGGTGCGAATAAGTACCCTCCGCAACGAAAATGAAACTTTTAGTCAATTAAATTCAATCACTTACATAGGCGTTTTTTTGCGTTTGGTGACTTATTCGCACCTTCCTTAGCAATTGCCATTCAATCAGCAATCGTGTCTCCATACGGACTGATGCGTTGTTTAAAACTGTAAGGAAGCGGGGGAGTTCGGTTGGGGGCAGGGCTGGCATGTTCTGTTTCTTCGGCTTACTAAATCTCTGGGCAAGATTGTCAGCCGGATTGAATTCTATGAGTTCTTCTGTTGCTGCATAGCGGAAAATTTCATTTAATCGGGAAATGATTCGCCGTAAAGTTTCTAGGACTCCTCGTTGCTCAATTGGGTCAAGATGTTGCTTTAAGAGTTTAGGCCGGATCTCATTGATAGGAACATTACCCAATCCGGGAAAGATATTTCTCTCCAGGCTTCGCCAGATGTCTTCTGCATGGTCTTGTGAGATACCTGAGGTCTTTACCTTCTCGTCCAACCATTTCCTTGCTACGGCTTGAAGAGTGTGTTCAGTAGCACTCTTTAATGCCTTCGCCTTATTGTTGTTATGGACTTGTGGATCAACACCATTTGCCAGCAAGGAGAGATTTTCATCTCGTAAGGCTCGTGCTTTCGCAAGTGTAAGGTGAGGATAGGTTCCTAAGCTCATCTTAGTTCGCTTTTTGGTCACAGGCACTGCATATCTGAAATACCAATTTTTCTTCCCTCCTTTCGAGAGGGGGGCGATTCGTAGGATCAAACCATCACCGTCAAAAAGGTTAACCTCTTTCTCGGCAGGTTTGGTGCTTTTGATTTCAGTGTCAGTGAGCTTCTTAGCGACTTTTGCCATGTTTGGGACCCTCAAGTTTTGGACCCTTTGTGCTGGGTCCCAAAAAGGGTGCCATAACGAGTAGCTTCTAGCAATTCTCGGTAGACTACTATAGACGTAAAAAAGCCCGCAAGGCTGGTTCCATGCGGGCTTAGTAGACTTCACTGAACTTCAATACATCAAAAAGTGGTGGAGCTGGCGGGAGTTGAACTCGCGTCCGAAATGTATTTAACTCATTGAAAATAAAGAATTCTCTTGCTGTTATATACCTCAAGTGCATTTTACGTGCATATTGAGGTCTGGCTAACGTCCTGATTCTGTCCAACATTTTGAAATATTTCCCCCGCTACAGCGCGGCTGAAATCGCGGTTTTACCGTCATATTCAGCCAGGTATTTACCGTAGTTGCGGAATATCATTTCCGGCCCTTTGTGGCCCATCTGTCCGGCAAGCCAGAAGAGGTTAACGCCCTGGCTAATATGCTTGGTGGCGAATGTGTGCCGCGTCTGGTACGGGTTACGATAGCGTACGCCAGCTTTTTTCAGGGTCGGCACCCATGCTTTTTTACGGATAGCGTCGGCGTTCGCCCAGGGTTCTCCCGTTTTAGGGTCGCTGAATATGAACTCACTTTTCATAAAGGTGTATTGCTTCTGCGCCTGCAGGGCCGCCAGCGCCTCACTGTTCAGCTCCACCTTACGGGTACCGGCTTTTGTCTTGGTGCCTTTAAGTACCCCTACGACACTGGCTGCCTGAACGTGGGCTGTGTTCGCGATGGTGTCGAGATCAGGCCAGCGCAGCGCGCACAGTTCGGAGCTCCGCAGACCGGTATTGAAAGCAAAGCGGAACAGGTTTTCCCATTCCGGGTACCTGCAGCTCTGGTAAATGGCGAGGGTTTCCGCTGGCGTGAACGGGTCAACCTCGTAATCGTCGGCGCTCGGGCTGCTGTCGATCACGTGGTAACGGCTGGCGCTGACGAGGGTTACCGGGTTAATGGTCAGCAGGCCATCCGTAACAGCTTCATCGATGGCGCTGCGCAGAAACGAAAGGTTATTCCTGGTCGTTTTCAGCTTTGTTTTCCGGCTGGCTATCCAGTTTTTAAGGACCGCTGGCGTCAGTTCTGACACGTGGAGTTTATGCAGAGCTGAAAGCGCCGACAGGCATTTTTCATAACCGTTGATAGTCGACGGGGACAGGTTGCGGTTCTGGCAGATTTTCAGGTACTCGTCCAGGTAAGACTTTATGTTTTTGGTTTTCTTTACCACCCCGAACAGCTCCAGCTTTTTGGAGTTGGGGAAATATTTCGCATATTCAAAGGTGCCACTGACGATCTGGTTTTGTATCTCCCCGAGCAGGCGCTCGGCGTACTTCACACCGCGCGCGTTTGCTTCCATTTTGGAGAGGGGCTCCCGGCACAGAACCCCTTTGTATGTGAAAGTGATAACCAGAGTGTCGCCAGTTTTATGCTGGCGGATGGTTACTCCTCTTGGGAGAGATAATGATCCTTGTTCTTTCTTGCCCACTTTGAAACCTCCGTTAAGTCAATCCAGCGTTCTTTAACGCCATCGACTTTTAATACATGTACTCCCTCCTTCCATAACCCCCTTTGTATCCGTTTGTTAACGGCTTCTACCGTTTCCCCCGCGTCCCTGCAGTACGTAGAAAGGGGTACACAGTCAAGACTCATGGCTGACCTCCTGCCCGAAAGCCTGGGCATTTTCCAGTTCATTAGCGGCATAAATCAGGGCGTTGTGATGAGCGCGGAAACCACCATCTAGTTCGCGAGCAGCTCTGTCGCGCAAGATGTCGATCGCAGCCTGATAGTCATTCTGGCAATCGGCTGACTTTTCAGCCGAACTGGCCGGCAGCTCCCCCAGCACCATCAACATGTTTTCCGGGTCGATGGGAATGGTGGCGAGCCCCAGCTCTTTGGCCTCCACCGCTAAACGGGTCCAGCGGTTTATAATGTCTTGGTGTTTACTCACGGCAAATCCTCCCACTTGAGGTTTTTACCTGTTCGGCGATGGATTTCATTCCTTTTCAAATGCAGCAGATGTCTACAGTAATCACAGCAATCCATGTTGTTCTTCGGATTTTTAATCGCCTTTGCTCTCCGATATGTGTATGTACCGCAGGCGCAACGAACCACGTAACGCATACTGTCGCCTTGTTTGATAGCGGCGATCCCAATTACGGTCATTCGCCCGAAAGTTCTCCCTTGGAATAAATCGAACTGTTCCCGCTGCGTTCGATCCATTTGATTTATATCAAGAGTAGGGAGTGGTGTTTCGCTATCCCCCTGCTCGCGTTTTTTGTTTGGCTGCCAATCAATGCCCTTACTGATTACCCTCGCTGCAACGCGATCCGCGGGCACTCTCGCCACGTCGAAAAAATCTTTTGCCATCTTGAACACCATCAGAAATTCATCAAAAATTTGTACTCAATCAGCGCGCCGAACACGACGGCCACCAGCAACAGGCCAAACAGCAGAGAAAGGAAGAATGCTTTCATTTTCTGTCCTTCAGTTTGCTGTATCGTTCATGGCTCATTACTTCCCAGTTCTGGCCGCCGTCTCGGGACAGCAGCCGCCAGCGGCGATTAACCCTCAGGCTCAGGTTTCCGGAGCCGTGCATACGGCAGGGATGAATCCGCCTGGCTCTGAACTGGCGGAGGACATGGACCGCCTGCAGGTGCACCCACTCAGGAATTCGTATCGCTGTCAGGGCCATTGTCCTTCTCTCCTGCATGTGGGGTGATCGTGTAACCGGCGCGTTCAGCCATCCATAAAAAAGTCTCCAGCGATGCTGTAACCTCGCCGTTCTGAACCGGGCGCGCGTGGATAACTTTCCCGTTCTCGATTGTCAGCACGATATTTACTGGTTCGTGCGTGATAATTGGTGTCTGATCACTCATGGCTTGTCTCCGCTGTGACTGATTTTTGTTTCTTGGCAAACTCGACCAGCTCAGCAATGAGATCGTCGATTAATGCCTTTCCGCTTTCTGTCAGGAACTCACCGCTGCCATTCACATCTACGGCGTTGCTGTAAATTCCTCTGATGGCTTTTACGCCGTCGATATTCCCGTATTCACTGAGAGCCAGCTTTTCGAATCGTCTCAACAGACCATCAAGCAGTATTTCTGTTAATTCGACGGTGTTTATTCCCCCCTTAGGCATATTAATAATGATGCAGGTGCTTCCGGTTTTACGCTGGTGGCGTAATAATGCGGCTTTGAGAATTCTTCGTCGGTAGGTGTTGATTAAATTATCCATCATTGTTTTCATTCGCCCCAAACCATGCGTTAATATCCGATGAGTGATTCCAAGCAACTTCAATCAATGCGAATCGCTGGGCATCCTCCATTTTTAAGAAATTCTCAGAAATTACTTGAAGCAAGTAATACAACTGCTCGGCATGAACACTCATTTCCTGCGTTGTCCAATTGCGAGCATTTACCGTTGTTGGGATTCTCTTGCCCATCATTTGACTCCGTATGCCTTTTTAAGATACAAACGTGCAATTATCTCGTAACCACTGGCGGCATATAGAATGGCTGTTTTATACGCTGCTCGGTCAATTATAAAACTCATAATATTCACCATATTGAAATCAAAATGTCTTTACCCACAGTATTTGTTGCCGCTTTGAAACCTAATACTTTGATACGCTATTTTTGATGAGGTGTTGAAGGTCATGACAATTCTGGATTATTTGTTGAGCTTCTTTATTCGGCTTTTTATGGGCGCTGAAAGTGTCAACTAGAATAAGCCATTCTCCTTTTTTTTTATAAAGGCAGTAAGTGATGTTATTCATATTTCGTAAGTCGGTATGTAGAGCGTACCTTGAATTTCTAGTCAAAGTGTCTACTGGCAATGTTTTTTGATACATAGTTCCACCATTAGGAGCCTAGCTTTGCCTCTATATCTTTTAATTCGCTGCAACATTTCAATGAATAGTCATGAATCATCGCTGCTAAATAGGTTTCGATGCGTTCATTATCTTCGTTTGTGAAATATCCTTCGCAAAATGCTTGAGAAATTGCCTCCAATTTCTTAGCCGTAATAATAGAATCAAAAAATGCGTCTTCTAACCCTCTAAGAACTGTGTTTACATCTGCTAACAGAGTCATCGCGCGGAAAAGTTCATCTTGAGTATCTTTGTTAACCTTGCCATTTTCGAAAATATTCGTTATTACCATTTCGACCTGGCTGATTATGTTTTTTGCTGAGTTATTATTCATTCTTATTTACTCCGATACTTTGTTCTTACTTTCTATCTGTGAAATGTAACCGTATGCCTTTTCTCCAGTCTTGATCATTGAACGTATGAGGCAAGCCAATGCATTGTCCGTTTCGCCCATATCCGGAGAGTTTTTAAAGATTAATTCTAGTAATGATGTACTTTCATGGATCTCCGCAGCGAGATCTTCGAGCATTTCTATTGCTGATAAAGGTCCATTATTTCCTTTATTTGTTGATGGGTGTTGAGATGATGAAATTGAGGCATCAATCAGCAAGGAGTTAATAGCCACAAGATTATCTTCAATCTCACAAGGTTCGATAACCTTATGTGATTCAATTAAAGAAACCAGTACAGCCTGTGCCATTGAAATCAGCTCTGTGGTGGACTGTGTACGCATATTGTTATCCCCTAGTCATGATTGAAAACTTATCATTTAATCAAGTTAAACTTGATGATTAGAGGATATGGCGGGGATTTGAGTTCGTCAAGTTAAACTTGATAAAATTTATTATAGCGAGGGATGGTTAAAAAAAAAACGGGCATAAGCCCGTTATATTTCAGAAGGTTAACCGAATCTATTGATGTTGAAAGGAACTGAGGATATTACCTTCGATTGTATGTAAAGCATGTTGAATGCTTCTTTCTCAATACTCCAGGGTTGATAGTTTGAATTATCTGAAAGAACCACCATTTTGGAGCCGATTTTTTGAAGACGCTTAACATAGCATTCACCATCGAAGCAGAATGCATAAATACCATCACCATCAAAATAAGTTATTGATTTATCCAAGAAAAGTAAATCACCAGGAGATATCGTTGGTGTCATGCTGTCGCCTCTGGCGTTACCAATCTCAATATTTTTGAAAGGCCTATTCCCAACCAACTGACGAGCGTATTCAGGATCGAGTTCGATGGATCTGACTACATCAATGAAGTCGCCTTTAACGCTTGAGCCATCACCGCAACTAAACTCGACATCAAGCACACTGAACCTAACGCTATCGGCATGGGTATCGTTCCTACGCGTACTTGGAAATTTTGGACTCTCGGATTCACCAAGGAACCATGACTGAGGCAGACCGCTAATTTCCGATAGTCTGGCAAGCCGCTTGCCTCTTGGTGAAGTCTCGCCGGTTGTCCAGTATTGAACTGATTGGGCTGTTACACCCAGTTGTCTTGCCAGTTCAGCCTGACTCCAGCCTTTGAGTCTTAAAAGTTCATTAATCCTTTCTGCAGTTTTCATTACCCCTCCTGATGCAGTGGTTCCAACATCAAAAACACTTAAATGTAAAGCTTACCTTGATTTTAAGTGTACATGAGTAAATTCTAACTTGCATGTTAATTTAAACTTGATATCCTTCACCATAAATCAATTGTAACTTGATGGTGTCATATGGATGAAAAAATCCGTTCTCGACTGAGGAGCGCTGTATCTCAGCGAGCAATTGCGAAAGCCTTGGGAATCTCGCCACAGGCTGTAAACCAATGGTTCTCTAAATCAGTAATCCCACCCCGGTATGTTTTACCCATTTGTGAAATGACCGGCTGGAAAATCGTACCGCATGATGTTCGTCCTGAATTATATCCATCCCCAGAGGATGGCATTCCTGCGCACTTAAGGCTCGGCCTTGATGCGGCTAACAAAAAACGAATGGATATGTAATCACTTTTTGTAGGTGGTTCATGCAACAGGTTGAAACTCTAAATTTACTGCCTTCGTCGCATAGCCCGGCGGATGCCGAGTGGATTAAGCAACAGTTACTAAGCCTGACACCAACTGCACGACAAAAAGCTATCCAGCGTTATGCAGCTGTGTATCAGGAGACGTTCGAGGCTGAACCCGTTTCCTACCGTAAGGAGAATCGGGCAAGGCATGAAGCAAACACAAGGCTTCGCCTGTTTGTGAGAAATCAGGGCAGAGCCTTACAGGGGTATACCGCCGAACCTCCCCTGGCTGGATCGCAATCGCGCTCCTCATTGTTTCGGGTTTAAAGGTACCCGAACAGAAGCAGGCTTAAAGGTGCCTGTCGAGGTTGGCAACCAACTGACCCAATTCCTCATATGTACTAGGTAAGTAGTACGTTTTTATGGGGAAGAGGGAAAGGGGGGTCAGGAGGGAACAG